AAAAATTTAATTAATGTTCATAAGGATTTGTGATGAACACAAGTCAAACTTTACAAAAATTTAATTAATGTTCATAAGGATTTGTGATGAACACAAGTCAAACTTTACAAAAATTTAATTAATGTTCATAAGGATTTGTGATGAACACAAGTCAAACTTTACAAAAGTTGATTGAAACTCCTTATTATTTTTTCAAAAATGTTTTGAAAATTTGTACACAATTATTAGGATTTGTAAAAAATGAATGATACAAGAAAGTGTAATGTATGTGGTGAAAAGAAATTCCTTATTGATTTTAAAAAAGGACGTAATCAATGTAAGAAATGTGTAAAAGATAAAGTAAAGAAAAAACATGAAGATGGTATTAAGAACAACGAACCAAAAACGTGTAAGGAATGTTGTATAGAAAAAACATTTGATAAATTTCAAATGGGTTCACTTAAATGTAAGGAATGTTGTAATAAAAAAGAACGTGAAGATCATAATGACAATGTTCTTGATAGTGTCGCAGCGAATATGAGAACAAATACACCTAAAGATAAACAACCAATACACGATTACAAGAATATTTTAACTGAATTACTGAAAAATCAAGAAAACAAATGTTTCTATTCAGGAGTACCACTAACTGTAAAACAAGGGTGTTATAATACTATCTCACCAGAAAGACGTGACGAGTCCATAAGAGGTTATAATGATATAAACAATTTAGGAGCAGTATGTCAATTATTTCAATCTGGTTCAAATCAAGTTAATGTTAAAGGTTCTACTATTATTACAAATGAAATGAGAAATCAAATCTTGGAAAGACCAGATGAAATTCCAAGAATTTCTAATAAAAAAGGTCAAGATTTAACAGATGGACATGTCTATAAAAAGGTAATTAATTTCAATATTGATTTTAATAATGAAGATGAAGTTAAGGAAGAAATGAAATATTTACCGAATATGATGAGCTATTATAAGACAAATGAAATTTACCGTGTTGAAAATAAAGAAGGAGAACGAATAAATTTTGGTAAAAGAAAGCACAAAACAAAAGTAGGTCGTTTTAAATCTGCTATGAAATATTGGAAAAGTGTATATCAAAATGACTATGAAATTGATGACGATGAAAAGTATATTGAATATGGTGTATATCATAATAATGAACTACGTATAATTTCTATTAGCCTTGAAACCAACTATATGACAACTAATAGTAATATGTTTAAAAATCATAAAATTTATAATGAGTTTCCTGATTGCTCTCCTGGAAAAGCCCAATGGTCTAAGAAAAAATTCAATGAAGTTAAAGAATTAAGTACACGTGTAGATTCGCCAGAACGAAAAGACCGTATTAATAAGATGATTACTGAGTCAATAGATATTGTTGATGAATATAGAAATAAGGATATTAAAATTGAAAATCACACAGAACTAACATTACTCGCACACAAGTTTGCTCTTGCTAAAAGTAATACAACAAAACTAGGTTGGAAATCGGGTGAATACAAGGACTTATTCCTTACATTTTATGATAAGGTTTGTAAGCATCGTTTTCGTTGTGAATATACAAATATTCCAATGAGCCTTAGTGGTTGTAAAGATTGGCATATGTCTTATGAACGATACAATAATGATGACAAATATTGTGGAACAAATATTGCTTTTGTATGTGAAGAATTCAACACACCTTTCCATTGGATGCCAGAACATTTTAAGATATTTTGGGATATTGACGTTCCCGATTACGTTAAAGAGAAATTAAATCCTTCATTTAATTTGTCTCGTCGTCATCGTTTCTATTGAATTACAATCACGTTTTTAATATAAGTATTTAATCTTTATTTAATCTTCTTTTTTTTCTAATTTCTTTTTAAGGCGTTTTCGGACAGCATTACGACGTCCGCCGCCTCGCAATGCGTTAAAGTCAGGAGGAGGAAGTGTTTTATTCTTTTTAAACATTTCTTCCAAATCTCCAAAATCTTCGTCGTCACCTGTTCCAGACATACCAGGCATACCAGGCATACCCGGCATACCGTTCTGTTTCATCATCTCTTTCATTAAACCTTGCATGTTTCCACCCTTTTTCATCATTTTCTTAATTTTCTTGTTTTTTTTGATCTTATCGAACATCTCCATTGCTTCACTTTTTAGGTCAGCATGATTCAGCTCACCTGTTTCCATTTTCTCTTGCAACGATGTTGTCACACGATTCATCAATCCTTTTATGGAATCATTCGTCGACAATGAAGAAATAATAGAGTTGATATCAGGAGAATCAAGCTTAATATCATTTTCAAGAGAAGAAATATCAATATTGGAAGCAATGTCCTTCGCAAGACTACCGATTTTAGAATTTTCAAGCATACCGACCAAATCTTCATCATCTCCCGAATCTTCTTTATCCGCATCAGCATCGGTATCATCATCCGCTTCGGCATCACCATCAGACCCCATCATATTCTTGAGCATTTCCATCATATCAGGAACACCATCTTCCTTTTCAAACATTTCTTCAAAGCTTTTCGATTTCGATTTAATAGTCTTGCTAATTAATACAAGAGTATTAAGGTATTTCCAAACACTTTCACGATTTTCTTCTTTAGAAATTTTAGCAAAAACAGCAGATAAATCGACATCATCAAGATTAAGTGGTTCATTAAAAATTGATGAGTCCTTATTTTTAATCTTTTCTTCTTTACCATCAATAGCTTTTAGAAAATTTTGAAGAGGAACTGTATCAATACTACCGATTTTCTTAATTTCAATTGTATCATCGATTTTCTTCAAATTTTCCTTAAATTTTAATAATGTATCGTTAAATACTTTAAGTGCTTCCATCTTTGATTAACATATAATATTTAATATTTTCAATTTTTTGACGCATTTTTTTAAAATTTTTATATTTGTTTAATATAATTATAATGAAGGTATATTCTTTCCCAGCATACGACGTAAAAGTTCACGAGAAAAATAACGATCAGTTAGATGTGCTTGTTAAAATTAAAAATATGTATCCTAAAAATATTACAGTGAATTTTATAGGTGCAGCTCCAGGAAACACTAATCTCGAAAATGTGTCAGCGAAAACATTACCTTTTTTGAATAGAGAAGATGCGTATGACAACACACCAAATAAAGGAACATTTACTCTTTCTAATAAAGTTTTTTGTTTTGGTATGTTAAAACCAAATTCGTATTACACTGAGGATAAAAAAGATATTGTACCTCCTTATTTTACAATAACTCTATCAAATGAGACGAAGACATACAGTTATGATGTTGTATTAACAAGTGAATATGAAGAAAAGGAAGTCAGTGTTCCACGAAGCAAAAGATATAATAAAACACAAGAACGCCTTTTACGTTCAAAAGCAAATTAACTTTTTATAATTTTAGAACAAGAAGAAGAATGATTAACTCTTAATCCTAATATAGATTTATTTTTCATAAGGTGTTCATAAACAGCAAGACCATATTTTCCACAATCGCAATCACGTTTAAGAAAATTTTTTTCAAAAAAAAGTTCTTCCCATCTTTCATTTGACAATTTTTTAACTTCAACTTCAATTTCCGTTGAAGTTTCTGGTATTGCCGCAACTTTTGGAGTTTCATCATTTGGAGTTTCAAATAAGTTATTGAATTTCATTTTAGAAAAATCATAAAGAAACTCTTCTGTAACTTCTGCCTTTTTAAAGTAATTATATAGAAGTTTCATAAAATCAGTTTCAAATGAGTTATTCCTTTTCGTTGAATTCTTATAAAACATTTCATAATTTCTCCCCTTTTTATCTGTAAAAAGATTGTCACCTTCCTTTTTATATTTTAACAAAGTTGTGATTGAGTCGACTACGGTATCACTCAATTCAAATACGGTTTCTATGACACTTGTTTTCTCATTTTTTGTATATTTCTTTTTTGAAATTATCTGCCTTTTCTCAATATCTACATAATTGTCTGAATAAGGTGTAAAAGATATATTTGAAAGGATAAGTTTATTTAATGGTATTATTGCCTTATTCTTATTAGAGTTACCTAACAATTTCCGTGGTAAAGAGGATATTTTAGCTAATATCAAATCGATTAGAACAATTGTTTGCCATTTCTTCAAATTTTCAATATGTGTCTCATCATTCTCATTCTTATTTTTCAAATATTCATAAAGTATTTTAAAATTTTCGTGAAACGTTTCCATTTTTATTTTGTTATGTTTCTTATTTTTATATGATAAAAAATATATATGTTAAATATAATAACAATGTTCACTGGTGAAGATTTTGATGAAAAAAATTATGAAGAGATGGCAAATTCTTCGGTTAGGTCTGGATTATACATGGTTGAGAGACCATTCGTTTCCAGTTCAAACTGTTACGTTCAGTCGCCATCAATACGGCTACAAAATTCAGGAGTGAATCTTTCGAAACAGGCGATGGTTGATTCCGAATCCATATTAAAGAATATTATTAAATCTGATAAAACACGTGAGTATGATACGGTATTAGATAAGGCTCTTGAAAAGAATTCTGATTGCAATTTTACAGATCAGATATACAGTCGTATACACGACGACCCCACGTCTCGGCGCGGACAGCACATCGATCGGTTCGATTATACCCATTTCAATAGTCAAGCGCATGCGATTGAACGGTTCGCACGCAATGAAAATTCAGATCTGCAGATGCGTGATGCACATAAGCCTATTCTACCAAAGATATAAGGAGTTGTGATGAACACAAATCAAATATAAGGATTTGTGATGAACACAAATCAAACTTTACAAAAGTTGATTAAAATTCCTTATTAATGTTCATAAGGATTTGTGATGAACACAAGTTCTAATCTTTATTTTCATTTTCTTTTTTTTCCATTGCTGGCTTTACGTACGTCTCGACTAATAATTCGCCAACTCCGATGCTAGCTTCATTTTGATCGAATTTCTCTTGATGAATTCCCATTCTAAGCTTTAAAAGCTTGTTAAGAATTACATCGTCACAGTGTGCACTTGTTACCATATCAAACAAATTTTCATAATCTTCTGCAAATTTCTGATGATATTTTTTAATTAATTCACGATTCATCTTTAAATCGCGAAATTTGCGACGAATTTCATAGCACTCGGTAACTACCTCAGGAGTATTAGCACTGTCAAATCCAAAATCAGAAGATGTCATATCTTATATAAAATGACATATTATTTTTCAAATTTAAACGCACATTTTTAATAAGGCATTTGAGTTTTCTTATACTCTTTTTCGAATTTTTCAATATCAAAATTTTTATTCACGTAAGTTGTTGTAAATTTGTCGATAGTTTCTTTAAATATTGGTTTTCCTTTACCAGATTTTATTGCTTTATTTATTAACTTCGCTCTTCTGTCTTCTTCCTTTTCATAGATTTCAAGATGCATTAAATACTTTTTTTCTGCAATTAACCTTTGTTTTTCTTTCTTATTTCTATAATAGTTTTTCAATTCTGCGGTAGCATCATTCAATCCATTAACCAATTTGACGATTTCTTCTGACATAACTTCTTTATAAAATTTATGATCACAATCGCTTATGTGCTCTACTTTATTATTCCATCTTAGAGCACAAAAACTTCCCTTATTTATTTCATTAAATTTTTCACCATATAAGTCATTATATTTATTGAAAGTTGAATCTATGATTTTTTCAAATTCATCAATTTTCTCATAACTATTCCATCTATTACCATCGTACATCTTTATTATATTTATGCTTTTATTTGGTATAATTAGATTATGATTTTCAGGATATTTTGTATTGAAATGAATTTGGGTCATAATATCCTTTACGAAAGACGTGCATTCAGACATCATTTGTAATATTTTTTTTTCATTCAAATGTGTTGTGTCTTCAGTTCCAAAAGGCTTCAATTCAACAGTTTCTATTTCATTATAAATATTGATAATAGCAGATTTACTAATGGATTCAAGACGCTGTATTCTCTTCTTCATTTCTTGATTTTCCAATGAAATTTCTTGTATTTTATAATTCTGTAAGTCAAATTTTTTTTCTTGCTCTTCAAATTTCTTTGTAAAATCGTTTTCAATCAAAGAAACATATTCAGAAATAGTTAGTTTTTTCTTAAATTCTTCATCTTTCTTCTTATGTTTATTCGTTTGAAAATGTTCATCTAGCTTCTTTTTTGATATTGTGTAAATGTCGCAACATTCGCAATAAAAATTTGTTTTAGTCACCATAATTATTTATTAAAATGTAGAATACTCTTGTTTTTATATGATATTTTTTTTGACAAAATACCACGCAAAATAGGGGTTTTTGATACATATATTAGGTGTGTTATGATTTTTTCCTTTTAATTTTTTCCCAAAATTGGAATATCGAAAACAAGAATTTGAGACTTCGAAATTTTTTATTTTTACAATTGAAAATATACATTTTTCAAATTTCAATTATAAGGTATTTTATTGTAATTTGAATGTTTTTGTATTTTCTCATTTTCTGTCAATTTTCCCTATTAGGTTGTTTTTATACCCCTTCCTTACTATTATTTTTTTTAAATTTATTTGTTCAATAAAAATAAGAAATGGTATTCTATTATAGAAATCAGAGAAATGGGAAAAATGAATAAGGATTAAAAAAAACCGAACCTAATGTAGATTTTTTTATTAAGGGGTAGTATTTAAGTATCCTATACTGTTGAGAGTGTTTTGGCAAAAATAAATTTGTTGTGATATTATATTGAGTTTCAAGGTCGTTTTTTCATCATTTGTACAAAAAACCTTACGGTTCTTTCAAAATTTACTCGTGATACCAAGGAGCATTCTCAAGATTGAAACTTTCAGCATTTTCAAACATATCTTTCATATCAGTTACACTTGAAGTATTCCATTCTCCAATAGGTTGATTAAACTTTTCAGCATAATAAAACATATCTTTCATATTAGTCACCTTAGAAGTATCCCACTTGGAAATG